CTCCACCTGGCGGTAGAATAATTCCACCATCCATAGGATCGGTTTCTGTCTCTTTCTTAATCTGATCACGCATTTGTTGAATATCAGAATCATTCATATGTAGTACTTTTTTCAATACATATTCTTTACTGAAGAATGTACCAATATAAGCTTCAATAGTACCTAATTGGTTAAGTCTTTCTTCAAGCAACTCTGATTCTTTAAGAGCGGCAAAGTGACCGTCTTCTAAGAAATCATATGAAATGTGTTCTTGTATTGATGGCCAATCTTCAACGGCAATGACACCTTTAAGGAGTAATTGGGTTTTGAGAACGTCTGTGAATAAGGGAGTGAACTTCTTACGAATCCGCTGAACGAACTTTGTAAACTTGAGTTCATCTCTTGTAATTTCTGTAGATCGACCCAAAGAGAATCCTGATTCAGATTCGAGTCGTGAAATCGGCACGTTAAGTGAACGGTATAATTTTCTTTGAAAGTAGTTAATGTCATCAATCTCTCCAAGATTAGAACCGCCTGGCAAAGTTGTAATTTCTGTACCTCTACCACCTTCACGCCGTGGCAACCAGAAATCCTCAAGCATAGACATATGATTACGATCATCACGGATTTCTCCAGTAGATGCATCATATACCATTTTGTTACGATACCTATTCATAACGTCTTTAAGATACTGTTCTGCTTTAACCTTTGGTAGATTACCAACGTCAATATAGAAGATACGTCTTTCAGGCGCACGTGAGATACGATAGATAACTAATGAATCTTCGATCATACGTAATTGATTAACAGGTTTGATAGCCTTATGTAGATAAGACATTACCATTCCTGTGTTTTGATTAATTATCCCAGAAGGCACATATGCAATAGAATCAGCTGCAACTTTAATGCCTTGATTTGCACCTGTTCCTGTCATACCAGCACTTTGTATACCTTTATCACTATATACAAAATAATCATTTACTTTCTTGATCATTTCAATACCAGTTTTAGGGTCTATATACTTATCATTTTCTCTAACTTTTTTAATCTTTGTAGCTTCAATATAACGTAATTCAGATATACCTTTACGTGGATTCTTATTGTCAATGATCTTTTGATAATATAATCGGCCATCTACATACCAACGCCTAAAAATGTCATGACCCTTTACATTAAAGTCTAACAATCTTAGTACTTCTTCAAACTCTTCTCTAATTTTACGTTTAATTTTATCTGAAAATGGTACTCTGTCTAAAGAAATTTGCACAGGAACATCTTCCTGATTAGCAACAATACCCTCATTGATGATATCTTCAATCGCAGTATCACACTCCGATTGCTGAGAAATATCTCTATATCTTTTAATGAGGTCAACGTCAGATTTTTCTCTACCATCAGTATCTAATACCTGACCAAAGAAACCTCCACCCGCTACTTCAATAGAACCATCATCAGGAGCAGGACTAGCAAAACTTTTTTCACTAGTCCCGAGCTCCTTCTGAGTTTTCTTTATACTAAAACCAAAAAGTTCCGCCATTCTATTAATCTCCTACGTTCTATTTAGTAGGGTTAAAATTAGAAGTTTACGCCGGAAGCTTCAAAATGTTGGTATCTCCAAGTAACATCAAATGTTTCTAGTGCTGCAGCTGCTTCACTTGACAGAGCAATCTCACTAATTGTCACTGGCCATGCACTTCTAAAGATATAAGTCTTTAGAATTGTATCGTCACGGTCAAGATGTTCAACAGTCAAATCAGTCTGATAGTCAGCAGGAGCAATTACACCAGTATTATTTGCAAGATCATTAATACCATTAGACCACCGTTCCATAGCGTTACGGATCATAAAGTCCGTATCGTTAATGAATGTTGTAGTCCAAGGATCACCAAATTCCCTATCTCCAGCAATGTAGATATTCCGTCCACGAAATGGAATTGGAATTTCTGCAAGAGTTTGTGCAGGAAGATTAGTTGCAGTTACTAGAAATGAACTTCTACGAACATCAAGTCCAATTGCAATGCCCGGAGGCGGTGTAATCGTTACCCTATATTGGTTTGCTCTTGCACCACCACCGATTAAGTTAGCTTTAAAGTCATCTATATTAGCCATGATTAACCTCCTACCTCGCTAAATGCGACACCAGTTCGAACCGCAATAAAGTTTAGGGTAATAAAGTTAATAGAACGAGCTGGTTTGATGTAAATATCACCAATAAACTCATTACGGTCAATAACTTCACCTGTATTATTTGATGCATCACAGACTACCTTAAAGTCAAAAATGCCTCGGCGACCCTGAACGTCCCTCAAGAAAGGTTCGACCATGTTTCTAAATTGTGCTCTTGTAAACTCATCGTTGAATTCAAAGAGTTGATATTTAGAAGCAGTTGCAATTGCTTTCTCTAGTACCAAGAACAATCTACGCACGTTAATGCGATCAAATGCACTAGGTTTTGTAAGAGCAGTCTTATCACCAAAGAGAATTACACCTTGGCCTGGGAAATTCGTAACAGGGTTAATCCTAGAACGATACAACTGATCTCTCTCACTATTTTTAGGATTGTAAGAAAGTTTAATTGCACCACGAATATTTCCACGATTATAACCCGCTGGTGAGAACCAAGGGTCAGCAACCTTATCTGTACCAGCACAAAGACCAGCGATATCACCATTTAGTGGTACGTATCGATATGAATCAGCGTACTTGTCATACATGTATTTGTAACCACTGTCGAACACCATGTAAGAAGATGAAGGACAAAGATCAAAAGCATCAATGACATTTGACGTTTGCGTGATAGTGGAAGAAACACCAACAGTAGCAGAACGATATGGAGAAGCAAATCCTACACAATCCTTACGTAATTCGCAAAGATCAGTAATCATTGTTACATGTGTGTCCATTCCAGCCGCAGTATTAGCAACACCAGAAGATGGCCCTGCAAGTACGAGGTTAACATCAATAGTTTCTGTATCAGCAAACTCATCATATGCAATTTTAAGTTCGCCGTTAGTTACTGCATAATCGTCTGTTCCACCCGTCAAACTAACAGTAGTAATAGGTACAACAGCAGTCATTACTGTAGTTGTATCTGTTCCCCAGTTAGTACCAGCGGCAATATGATCACCCCAATATACATACTCTGAACCCCTAAAGATAACTTCGGGATAATAATTACCACCACCTTGAGCGTTCTTTGCTGCAGGGTTTTTAGAAAGATTTGCCCAACGTTCGACTACAGCATTTGTTGCTTGACCAGCAACATTATAATCAAAACCTGTGATATCACCAGTAATGTCATATATTACAATGTGCATCTCATCATTACCACCACGACCATTCTTGGTTGCCCAATCTGATGTGCCAGGAGCACCATCAAAGAGGTTATAGAAAGCCCAACGTCTGCGAATAAACGAATTGTCTGCGATATCCGCTTGTAAACCAGCACCGTTTGGATCACCAGCAAGTCTAATTGTTAGATCATCACCTGAGATTGAAACAATTTGGTATTCATTACCTTCGTCACCAGCGAGGTGAGTCATAGCTGTTCCAGTAGTAGTTGAAGAGAAGGAAATTAAATCACCCACGTTAAATGCATAACCAGATGAATCTGCGTCATCAACAGCAACTACTGTATCACCAGCAGATTCTCCAGCTGCAACTAAGTTATTAGTTCCTAAATGTTGTTCGTATGCAGTTGCAGAAGGACAAACTTGAAGACCCAGAGAGTTTCCATGAGTTCCAGCTGTACGTGCGTACCAATCATTAGATGTAACTTGTCCATCGCCTGTTTCGGAAAAGAAACTATCAAGATAATGATCATCATCTTTAACTAGAACACCTGATGCTTCTCCAGCATTTAGATGTCCTGATGTTGGCCGAACAATTTTTAATTGATCGGAATATTGAAGAAAGTTTGCAGCAGTAAACCACCACTCGAAATTACTTGCGTTTGGTTTACCATAAATTGACAATAAGTCCTGCTCGCTTCCTACGGTAATTATACTTCCAGATGGGCCTTTTTGTGCAGGCATTGCTAGAGCACCAACAGTGGTGGCAACGGCCGGAACAATATTTGTAAGGTCAATCTCTCGTACATGTACGCCAGGAGAGGAAAGAAAAGACATTTTGTTACTCCTAAGTTTGAAATATCGTTGTTATTACGAATATTTATAAAAAAAGGAATCGCAATAACGTGTTTTTAGATGTGTTATAACATATAAGTGTTTTATTGATGTATATATAATAGTATGGTTAATGAACATTATGAGAAGTATAAGGATACCATTAAGAAGGTTGCTAGACGCAACTATCGCAAACGTATCGTTATTCTTAATGAATATCTTGGAGATAAACATTGTAAACACTGTGGTGAGTCTGAAACGGTTTGCCTCAAGTTTTACCCCCATAATTCTGAAATCCGTAAACTATCTAAAAGAGTTGGAATCAGTGATGAATGTAGACAAGAAGTAACTATTCTTATGAATAAATCTATTGTTGTTTGCTCCAATTGTTGGATCAAGCTTGATAACGATCTAATTGAATTTATTAATGAAATATAGGAGTTTAATATGAAATTCATTATTACTACCATTGTAGCACTTGCATTTAGCACTACCGTAAATGCTACAACATTTGGCACTACAAAAGGCGGTGCTAACTACCAAACAGGAATTATTGTAAATAAAGTATTGGGTGCTGCTGGTGTAAAGGTTATTCCAGTTCCTCATCGTAGTACTCAGATTTACCTAGAACGAGTAAATATGGGCCAAATAGACTTCGGTTTATCTAATCCTACAACCTTTTCATGGGCGTATAAAGGTATTCGTACATCTAAAACCCCCCAGAAAAACATTCGTTTTGTAGCAAATCTACAGGAATTGAGACTAGGAATTGCAGTTAAACACAATTCTCGTTTCATGAAGATGGAGCATTTGAAGGGAGCAAAAACATTTAGCGGTTTTAAAGGTTCGCCTGGATTCCGTTATTGGTTTGAAGCAGTACTTCGGAATATAGATGGAAACGTATCTTATGCTGATCAAGTAAGTGTACCAACAGCATCTGTAGGTGCTATGATTGGTAAATTTGCAAAGGGTGAGGGAGATGTTGGTCTTGCTATTCTAGGAGCAGGATTTGTCAAGAAATGGCACGTTGCTCACGCTCCATTCGGTATTCGTTTATTATCTATTAATAATGGCGATCTATTCAAACGTGCATGGGGATTGCCGGCAGGGTGGGATGGTTATGAACTGGTAACAGTTATGCCTAATACTAAGATGCCTGAAATTAAAGGCCCTACTAATATTATTCGTTTTCCGTATCTAGTATTTGCTGGAAAACACGTGTCTAATAAAGATGTGGGTGATTTTATTAAAGGTATCGTTGCTAAACAAGATGATCTTCGTAAGTCTTCTGGTATGTTTAGAAATTGGGATGAAAAGAAAATGTCTGGATGGGGCCCAACACGGTCTACTTTCGGAGTACCAATGCATGAAGGTGCTAAGTTAGCATATGAAGAACTCAAACTTCAGTAAGTATATTCTTGCTTTATTTTTAGTATTAGGTGTATCCGACATAGAAAACTATGTCGGATTTCCTCTTTACGATGAACAAAAGTATGTGTTGTTAATTTTAACATCATTAGCAATAGCATTTTCAAGATTTCAAATACCACTACTTTGTTGTGGTCTAGCATTTTTCTTTTCGTTTCCCTATCTAGCAGAGTATGCAAATTATGAAAAAACTCTCATTTATAGCTTTGCTTTCCCTCTGTGTCTATTGGTACTTGTCGGTTCAATTAATACCTGTGGCAAATCCTTTACATTTTTACTATTATCCTTTCTATTAATACCATTAGTATATAATGGAACAGGCCAACCGTATTTTGATATACTATCTTTTATAGTGATTGACAATACTGCAATGCTTGGTATGGTCATGAGTATTATTACAGGTATAGTTTTTTTGTTTATCGCCTTGGGAGTTTTTCTACTAAACACTGGTTCGGTTGATATAATTATACAGTATATACTTCGTTATATAAAGTCACCAGCAAGAATAGCAATTGCATCATCAGCAGTTTTTGGTAGTATCAGTGGTTCTGCTGTTGCAAACGTCATGAGTACAGGACAAGTCACAATACCTCTTATGATTAAATGTGGATACCCAAAGAGACTTGCTGGTGCGTATGAAGCTGTAGCGTCTACTGGAGGTCAACTGCTTCCTCCTATTATGGGTGCAGCTGCATTTCTTATGGCAGAACTTCTTATGATTTCCTACTGGACTGTGGTTTTATACGCTACTATTCCAGCATTATGTTTCTATGGTCTTTTACTCATAAAGGCTCCAAAAGGTAGAGTTGAAACACAACCAACCAAGGTAAAGCTACATTTGCCTAATTTTAAAAAGTCTATTTTACAAATAGTCGATTCAATGTATGGTATGATTATATTAGGAGCAGGTATTGGCTTAATGATCGGTATAATGGATCAAACTGGAATGATCTATCTTATTACTGGAGTTCTGTCAGAACTGTCTGTAGGAAGTCCAATTGCTCTACTAATAATGACAGCAGTGCTGTGTATAATTTTGGGTATGGGTATGCCCACAGGAGCAGCATATCTAGTTGTTGCAATTATAACCACACCTTCTTTGATAGAAGTAGGATTTGCTGAAATATGGGCTCACATGTTTGTATTATATTTTGCGACCTTATCCATGATCACTCCACCTGTCGCCATTGCCGCTTTTGCAGCTGCAAAAATGACAGATACAAATCCTATAACAACATCACTTACATCAATGTATATTGCCTGGCCTTTGTATGTGTTACCATTTATTTTTGTGTGGTTTTAATTACCAATCTGTTTCGTAATTTCTTACTATAGGACTCCACTTAGTTCCATACTCATCTACCATCTCACCTATATTTTCATCCTCTAGTCCTGTGACAACAAAACCAAATGGCGCCATATCCTGTTCTAATGCGTCTTGCTGTTCCCTCATCATAGTTTGTCTAATGTCCATATCTGTTAGTTCTTTAAAATAGGTCTGGTCTGTAGCCCATGCAAATATAAACATACACGCAACTAGATCATCATTCTGACCATCATCTGCTTCAAAAGAACTTCCTTTGATGATAAATGTAGAAAGTTCACTAATACAATCCAAATCAGGGATATAAATTTTGTCATCTTCTATTAACTGTTTTAAATTAGAGCAACCTATTTTCTTTGTTGCCTTAGTTGTTCTCACACCTAATTGAGCTCTACCACCCGAAAATCCACCACCTAATACTTGTCCTGCCCGACCACGCATAGATGCCATAACTAGATTATCATACTCCATATCAAACTGCATAGTGTTTGCAACCTGTTCTCCAATATCGTTAACCTCTATTAATACAAATGCTTGATTGTAAGCACGAGCCGCATTGTATATTACTTGGGGGAATAGTAGAGGTTTTATTTCGTTATCTTTGTATTTTGCAACCACCCTGTAAGGAATCTGAGATATATCAAATACTACAAATGCAGAAAAATCTTTCTGTGTTCCTCTGGCAACATCAACCGTAATAAAATAATCTTTACCTTCTGTTGGGTTTTCATAGACATCTAAGCCTGCGTTAGACTTTAAAGGTGCATGATATGATAAAGTTCTAAGTTTTGCTGGACTAATTAGTGTATCAATAGAACCTAAAAACTCACACTCAAACTCTGTGTTAAACTGTGCTTCTGAGGTGTTTCGTATTGTTTCCTCTTTCCAAGCCTGATCACGCCCTGGCACTTCACTCCAATGCACCTCAATAGGAACATAAGAACTTCTCTTCTCTTCTGCATCTTGCCACATTTTGTAAAACATATTCATACCATGTGGAGTAGAAACGATCATCACCTTTGATGTTTTACCAGAGGAGATGGTAGGATAGACAGAACTGAAAAACTGTTCGGCTACATTACTAGGAACGTAAGCAAACTCATCAAGGAAAATAATATTATAAGAACCGCCACGCACCGCACTAGCAGAAGTAGAAGCCGCCAAAATCTTAGAACCATTTTCAAGTTCTAAACTTCCTTTGTTCCATGACATTACTCCTTGTTGCATCCATGTTGGTAGATGTTCATAAGCAAGCTGCAAACGTGATAGTAAGTCACGAGCAACCGCAGCTTTGTTTGCAAGTATAGCGACATTCACAGAAGCATTAAATAATACATAGTGTAGAAGGTAGGCAATAATAATAGTAGACTTGCCTGACTGTCTTGGTAGTTTACAAATAGTAAAACGATTATTATGAAACGTCCCTACCATATCTTTCTGAAAGTCATACATCTTAAAAGGTATAAGACCTTCATCTAGAGAAACAATCTTAATATAGCTCTCTATAAAGTACTGAGGATCATCCATACATTTGGCAAATTCAGCAAGCTGATCCTTTGTCCACTCTTGAGCAACATTAACCCTTTTGAGATTAGGGTTTCCAAGATATACTGTATCATCAGTCATTAGTGCATAATAAAGAGCTTTGACATATCAGGATTAACCAGCTCCCTATTCCTTAGATGTTCTTCTTCAATGTCTTGTTTAGCCTGACCATAATATTCTACACCATAGTGATGTCTGATCATCCACTCGTTTAAAGTTGTTTCTTCTTCCTCATGAGTAATCTTGAATTTTCCTAGAATACGACCGTATTTGCCCTTGTCATCTTTTTCAGTAATGAGTGTTTGAGTAGAACCTTCTGGTATCCACTTCTTAACTATTTCTTTCGCCATAAGACCATATTTTTTTTCTTCTAAGTCTCTTGTACGACTCTCAGGAGTATCGATACCATAAAAACGAATACGTTGTTTACGAAGCCACACACCGAATCCCATATCAATATCTACATCAGAAGTGTCGCCATCAATTACCCGTAGTATTACACATCTATATTCGTACATTACTTGCCTTTCAGCATCTTTTGTAGTTCAGCAGTACTCCCTACAAATAATGCGTTAGTTACATTTTTAGGTGCGTTGTTAGGAACATCTTTAAGTCTCTTCATCTTCTCTTGAAGATCACCTAGTTTTTCGGTAACTTCTGCGACTTGTTTGATAAGATTTCCAGCAACCTCATATCCTCTTGGATGTTCGCCTTCCTTTGCAATATGTAATATTCCATCAATTGCAACTGAACCTTTTTCAACCAAATTGTAAAATTGTTTTCTTTGATATTCATAATCTGCCTCTATGTCTATATCGGGAGTTACATGAGGTACAACAATTTCTTTTCCCATATTAATAATCTCACCAACGGTTTCTGATTCTACCTCAATAACACCTAATGCTTTATCTATTTTATCATTCATGTTATATATTTATATCCAAAAAATCTCTTGACATGTACTCCATAAGATTTTTTCTATTAACAATAATTCCATCTGATGTTATAGCCAACACATTATAATTTGTCGGTAAAGGTAGAATTATCTCTCTTTGTACATCAAAAGGCATATCAGTCTTTACCATAGTATATGCATAATCCTTATCCCATTCTGCAATGAAATCCCTAATAGCAATCTTAGTAGTCAAGAAATCTTCTGGTTTAGTCCAGTGATTTTTATGCCAAACTACATCACGATCAAAGTGTTGGTTGATTGCAAACTTTTCTATTTGTGGAGATAGGAAGAATGGTTGATAATTTTTTATATCAAAAGAACTTACTTCAATATTCTGCAAAAATCGAAATGATTGTGTAGTTAATGTATATCTTGTTATATCCCACCAACGGCTATGATGATATTCATACTCCGTTTCAAGAATAAATTTTTCTTCGTTAGTATTTCTACTGTGTGGATAACCTGTACCTCCAAATAACCTGTCTGCTTCACATCCAGTAGTAAAAAGATTAGTGTCTATATTTGCCATACCAAAAATATTACCCTCTGCAAATTCATAAGACAAATTTTCTACTGCTTTTGGATATATATTTACTGATGACTCATCACCCATTATTAATCTTAGTTGATCTTTTGGACAAACTTCTAAAAGAGCATAAAGTATAGCAGTGCTATCAATCCCACCAGAGTAAAAAATATCAATAACTTTACCCATGTCACGCATCTCTGTTGCACGATCCAACATAATATCTCTAAAGGAGGGAAGATTGTTGGTATATTCATACTCAACTACTGGGTAGAAGTCACTACTAGTTTTAAATAAGAACTGATCTTTTCCTAATTTATCATTCAGATACCAACTAGGAGGCCGGGTAAATTTATTTAAAGAGTGTACTTGTTCATGAAACTTAAAATCAAACTCAGATTTAAAATCATCATCAAAGGTTTCCCAATGTTCAAATTTTTGTAGGTTCCAAACATACTCTAACCAAGCATTTTTATAGTCACCACTAACGTAAACGAAACTTGACATTAAATTTATTAATCTGTACCAGAAGTATCTGGGGTTTCGTCTTTACCTGTTACTGGATTGTATTCTTTAGCATCTTCAAAAAATGAACTAGATTCATTAAAACCAAAATCATCATCTGCATCAGCTGTGCCTGGGTTTGGAGAAACAGTATATCTTTGTTGTCTTTTTGGTGACTTGTCAGGCATATCTGCATATTGATCTGCTTGGACAGTCTTAATAACCTTACTAGAAGTAACAGGGCCATAAAGATAAAATTTTGCAGTAAATGCAAGAGTGTAAATAATAGTTGTTCTGGAGGTAAAATCTCCCTCATATGTGTCTTCATAATTAACAGAATTTAATACTATAGGAACATCTCTTTTTATACCCATATCTGTATTATCATTAAGTGTCACTGTATAATCTGGTTGAAAGTAAGGAAGAATCTGTTCTACTATCTGCAACGCATCATCTGATTGTTTTGCCATAATGTACAAAGAAAATTCAATATTATACGGTACAGGCATATATTGAGTATCTAGTTGTGTTGATTTAGAACCTTTTACTTTTTTAAACTGTTGAACACGATTTAATTTTCTGCCAGGATCGTAAGACATTCCAGAAATTTCAAAACCTATACGTGGAAGAGTTACTGCAACCTGTTTAGTTAGGTCTGCATCTTCACGCAAACGTGCAAGGAACTTTTGCCTGGGCCCATATGCTAAAGGCACTTTCATTGATTGTGTTATTGATCCACTATTATCCTTACGAACTAAGTGGATGTCGTTAAACATACTTCCAAAAGCGACAACCACTTTTCGAATTGTTTCGTGATAGAACTGCTGCCCTAGCATAATATAATCTCCTTTTTCATTTTAAAAACTTCCTGCGTCACCGAATGGATTTTTCTCAGAGAAGTCTAAGACAGTATCATCCAATTCGTCAAATAATTCATTTTGTGCGGTCTTATCAACACTATTAGTGTTAGCACCACCTGTTCCTATTATATAGTCTTCTGCAATTAACCAACCCCCATGACCAGTATCAGCATTATGTTCCATAAGAACATTAACACCTACAGAATTAGAATCGTCCTCACCGATAATATTGTCGCTATCTGTCTCATCAATAAGGAAATCATCTCCATAGGTATTGAGTTTAATTTTTTCATTGTAAGCAGCAGTTTGTTCAAGTGTAAACTGATAACCAAGGGTATTTGTAGACAATGCATCTTCGATAGCATCTATCGCAGCAATACCAGTGTCCATTTGTTCTGAACTGTATTCGAATAAACGACATCGCATTTTATATACAGGGTTGGTATCTAATTGATTAAAAGGATCATCATGATCTACAAAATTAATCTGAAATATTTTTTTGAGTATAGGATGATAAATAGCATCACCTTCAAATGGTCTATCTGAATCTGTAGCATCTGTTTCTGAAATCAAATAATAAGAACTACCTTCAAATTTATTATCACCATCCTCTGTAATAGTACCAGACTCTACCAAAATAGAACCAGAGGAAGTTGTATCTGTTCCACTTTCTATCTGAAACTGTTTAGTTAGTTCTTGAAATCTATTTTTGCTTACTACAAAAGTTGCTTCACTTAGATTCTGTAAACCAAACTGAGACATAATTTCTTGCTCTCCAGCATAGCCACCACCATTGTCTTCCATATACATTTCTATAGGAACTTGCGTTTCATATTTTGATAAGGCATCAGTACCAAAAACAGAATCTTCTGCAACAAGTGTACGGTCTAGATAATAAACATCATGTCCGTGTATCTGTATAGCTTCTGCAACTAAATCTGCAACTAAATTTTGTTCTGATGCAATAGCTTGATAATTATTAGTATGGAAGTGTTTATTTACCGCCATTATCCAATACCAAACATTATTGGTGGTTCGTGTAAGAAAATTGTTTCTTCTAATTTAGAAATTTCTTCTAGTGCTTGGGTGTAAATAGTTTCACCGTTCATGGTAACACCACCCAACATTGCAACACCACTAAACTTAGATAGGTTTGCACCCCATTGTTTTTTAATGAGAGAAGTCGCATACCGTTTAAGAAGAACATCATCATACATGTCTGGATATGATGTTGGATCTAATTTACGGAAACACTCAATTACGATATAGTCTTGATCACCAACAAAATCACTAGACCAATCAGCATCTAGATACAAACGATTCTGGTGTTGATTAAATCGAATAGGGGTTTCTCCCACAAGAATATGTTGCAGAAAATCTAAATTATTCATCATCATCTCATAATCTATAACAGAAGTGGAAGATAGATCAAATAAATCATTTAGATGTAGTTGATAACGGGCATCGAACATATTTGCGCCTGTTCCAGTACCAGTAAGGGGAAAAACTTTCACCACAGATATAATAGAACTAGGTAAAGGTATATAATTATTACCCTCTAACCAACTTGCAGTTATACTACTATCTATAGTATCTGTACTTGTGGTGGTTGTATTTTCTTTAGCTCTAGTGATCTCAGCCGTTGTTATGAGATGTTTAAGATACATCCTTTCAATACCATCATAATGATATTGAGAAATATATTGTAGTGCCTCATCAATACGATCATCGGCTTGGTCATCTGAAATGTTAATATCAATAACACCAGCACCTAGAGAACGTAGACAATAGTCTTTAAAAGTAGATTTAGTAGTTGGAATAGCCATATATCATCTCCTGTCCTCTATTTATAAATTAACTGTCTTGTTACTAGACAATTGGGTCCAAATTCTACGCCATGATCTATCCATTTACCTTTTTTTTTAAAACTAACACCCTCATATGTTTTAAGTGCAGATTTCCTAGGCATACTCCAAATCCAATGACAATCCTCAGACTTACCCTGAATTATCGCTTGCATTAGGAGAACCTGTCCATATCCTTTGTTTCTATATTCTTCTTTAACCCAAAGACCCCTCGAACGATATATTTTTTCAGAAGTTTTAAACCCACTATTTACACCAACAATTTGATTATCTTCTTTAATTACAAAAAAAGTAGGAGTATAGTTATCAAATATAGAATGGTCTTTTATTATACTACTAGACTGTTTCCAACAAAGACTGCTCATAGATTCTATTTTACTTATTCTTCCCAACCAAAGTTCGTTTTTCCAAATAGGATAAACTTCTTCAAATGTAGATTCAATCACTTTCATATACATATATAGGTATATGAGAATAGGGTTAATAGCAACGTCCAGAAGTGGTAGTACATATTTTCGTAGGTTTCTATGTAATACCTTTGGTCTTTATGACCCTGCCTCATGGCTAAAGAAGAATGATTATAAAGATAT